ATGATAGGTTGTGTCCCAGTAGGATCAATCTCATCCCATAGTTTCTTAAAGACTCCCTCATATGCAGCAGACTTTGGTTCACCATCGTGAGCCATTATATGTGCAAAGTAAGGATGCTCTTCATACCCCATAATTTTACACACCTCAGCGTTACCCTCAGTATACTTAGAAGTAAACTCTTGATAGAACCAAGGGAATGTATTGTCACGACAAAGGACTTCGTATAAGAAGTCCTGAGTCTCTTGGGATACAAATCCTACTTTCATTTTTCCTTCGATCTATTGATGAGAGAGATGAACTTATCGTTGGCAAAGGTACCACCTAAGCACACATCAATCTCATCACCATCCTTCCAATTCTCAGTACCATCTTTCTTGGTATGAGCTAATGCGATAGTGAGGTCATCAATAATCTTTTGGGTAATTTTCATTCTTGTACAGGATCTAACTCCTCCGTAATACGTGCACCAACTGGACCATCAGATTCAATATCAATCTTGTGTACATTGATACTTCCTGCTTCAAATACTCTTATCTCTACCTTACCCTCATAGCAGTGTACACTAACGGTACCATTCTTACTCCAGGATTTAGGACTGTTGTGGTACCTATACAATGGGTAAGTGTGCTTGTCAGGATAATTTGCCTTAGCAGAATAGACTACCTCATCGTCCGTCATAAGACGGTCTAGAGCATCGAGATCACTGTGTTGGATCATTTGAATTCACACCTCATCATAAGTTCAGTAAGGAAAGCAACCAAGTTAATTTCTTGGTCTGCTACGAAAGCAGCCTTGTACTGGTATTCACCAATAACTAAAACTGCTTCAGGTATACTAGCAGGTTTTAGATGCTCATACAAGGTATCGTATATATTTCGCATTATTTGGGTAGGTTCATTATCAAGATTCTGTACTACCCACTTCTTCATCTTAGTAAACTCTCTAGTCTTAAGGTAAGATACTAGATCATTCAAATTAGTATTAACTTCTGATGCTAAGATACCAGAATCTATGGTACCACCAGATGAATATCTTTGTAACTCATTAAGGGTACGTCTAAAGTCAGGGAAATATTTCTGTACTAACGCCGCAACGACCTTAGGAGGTGCTTTAACTCTCTCTTGATCAAGGATCTCTTGTACCCTCTTGAAGAAGGACGCAGCGAGTTGTTGCTTATTTCCCCCTGAGAATTCAACCACTGAACATCTGCTGTGGAGAGGTTCGATAATTTTGTTCTTGTAGTTACAGGTGAAAATAAATCTGCAATTTTTTTGGAACTCTTCGATGCTTGCTCTAAGAAGAAGTTGAACATCGTGCGTGGTGTTGTCTGCTTCATCAATAATAATAACTTTGTGAGCGGCTGAAGAAGAAAGAGATACGGTACTAGCAAAATTCTTTGCATTATTACGTACCGTATCTAAGAATCTTCCTTCATCTGAACCGTTAATTAGATAATAATCCGCACCTATCTGTTCACACAGTGCCTTAGCAACGGTAGTCTTACCGATACCAGGAGGACCACTAAGCAAAAGGTTTGGGAGTTCACCCTTCTCAACGAACTTCTGAAAAACTGTCTTCAGATTTTCTGGAAGGATGCACTCATCAATTTTCTTAGGTCTGTATTTTTCACACCAAAGAAAGGTCATTTAGAATCAGGCTCCAATGCTATAAAGTACTCAAGGTGTCTATCGTTAGTAGAAAGGAATCTTGCTATCCTTGCACCTGCTATCTGTACATTATACTCCTCAGGTTGTAGACGAAGATTCTCTACCTTGAAACAGTAACAGAAATCTTCATCAGATTTACCTACTGGTACCTCAAAACTATTGGTAGTGTCATTCTTCTTGTCACATACCTTCAATAACATATCACCATTATTAGTGTACAAGCATAGATCGGGTACCTGGTACACGCTAGAGGCACGTAACAGACTATCTAACACGTGTGGCTTAAGTACAAACTCAACGTCCACAGAGGGTAGTGTGATCTCCTTATCAGGTGGTTGTACAATCAGTGATGGATCACTGTACCTGTAGTTGGCGAATTGCTTTCTTGTTTCGTCTCTGATGACAAGTTTACTATCTTCTGAGAAATCGAAGACAGGTTGCTCAAAGAGTGAGAGACCAGAGAGAAATATGCCGAGGTCATAAATTGGGATTTGTGTAGGAAACTCTTCGGAAACTTCAGCAGAAGCATATATGTTTTTGTTAATAGATATCGTACGGATCTTAGACCCTGAATCGATAACCACTGATTTGTTGATAGTTGCAAAGTTCTTAAGTGTGTTGAAAGTTTCCTTGGTTAACTTAACGAGAGTCATAATAAAGAGAGGTTACTTGTCGTAGTCCACCGCATATGTTGGTGGGATGTCAGCGTTGCGCTTGTCAGCAGCATCACGCTTGTCGTTGAAATGACATAATAGCACAGCATAGTGGATGATCTTAAGGATGTCCCTACGTGCTGAACCCTTCTTGTCATATCTTGAAGCATACTTGAGAATGTTACTTCTGCAGAATGCTTCTGCGTCACCTACCGAATCAATAAGGTCAAGAGTCTGTACGTTACCGACAGAATAATGACCTCGGTAAGTGTTGGAGATGTAGTCTGAGACCTCCTTTAAGATCTCATCTTCATTGTACTTTTTCATACTACATAACCATACTGTTCTCGGAGGATCTTCTTGTAAGGTAGTCCGAGGTCTCGAAGTTCCTTTACAAGTTTTAACTTGTTGTGTAACGCAGTATCACCCCCCAGTTTAAGGGAGGCGATTACTGTTGTTAACTCTTTGTCGTCCAATGGAAGATCCATAGTTGCTTAATCAGTTTACTATACAGATGTTGATTGGTCAACCTCCTTATTGAAATCAATATCAATCTTGTCATATAGATCCAAGAATGCTTGCTTAGTCTCATCATCAAATCTATTGATGCTGTACTTAAGTGCATTCTCCTTCGATCCGAAGATTGCATATGCCTTCAGGATGTGAACAAGACGACGAGTTGAGATAACCTCATCAATTCCACCATCATAGAAAGTCTTACGAATGACTTGTGCCCAGTCTACCAGACGCTTGCAGAATTCATTATCCTCACAAGCACCAGTTCCCCTGCCATAGTTCTGAAGAATTTTAATCTCAGTACTTGGTGAAGGATACTCTTGCTCAAGAGTAATCGCAAATCTTTCTAGGAATGCTTCGTTGAGAACGTTAGTACCGATGAAGCGACCGTCATCAGATCCCTTTCCTTTAGTGTTCGCTGTTGCAATAACATTGAACCCTACCGCAGGTCTGACAAACCGACCGATTTTTTTGAGGAACACACCTTTGCCTTCAAGTATGGGTTGGAGGCATAAGACTTTGTTACTAGCCAAGTCAATCTCATCGAGTAACAAGGTTGCTCCTCGTTCAAGTGCTTCAATGACAGGTCCGTTATGCCAAACAGTTGACCCATCCACAAGACGAAACCCGCCAATAAGATCGTCTTCATCGGTTTCAATAGTAATGTTAACTCTAATCAACTCTCTATTTAGCTGAGCGCAAGCTTGCTCAACAGAGACTGTTTTACCGTTACCAGACAATCCAGTAATGAATGTTGGATAGAAGACTTTCGACTTGATAATCTTCTTAACAGCATTGAAATTACCAAAGGGAACATAGTTAGAATCCTTCTCTGGTACCAGGTTTTGCTTCTCTCTAGCTACTGGTTCTGCTGGAGATGCATCAGGTGCTGCTAGTGTACGCTCTAGTTTCTCTGCAACTGTGAGGTTCCACTTGCCAATACCTGATTTGTAATCACGAAGTCTTTTCTTTACAGTAACTACAGAGCACTTAAACTCATCTGCTGCTGCGAGTAATTGTGGTACTCCTACTTCTTGTCCAAAGTTGTTCTGTAGGTAATCAAGAAGTGAATCAGTTGTGACTGGGATTTCAGTTGTAAAAGGCATTTGATCTTTAAATGTGTATGTACTAATTGTACAATAAAAAAGGGGGTTGTGAACCCCCTGTGTGCAACTTATGCAACTGTCTCTATGAAGGATCGAAGAATCTTCTTATTAGATCTCTTCGACTTGAACGTCTTCTTAAAAGCACTGGTGATCTGTGCCTTAGTAGCATCATCCTTTAGGTCATCTAAGTACTCAGTGTTGTCCTGATTCCTTGTAGGAAGAACATACAACTGGTGATAGTTGAGTGCATTAAGAACAGTTGACTTGTTTTTACGGTACTCTACTTTGGCTTTCTCTGCTTCTGGAGAGTTCCAACCAAGAGTATTGTTAAGGTAACTATTTACCTCCCTGCCTTGAATCAATCTAAATCCTAGTACGTTAACCTGAGGGAACTTGTCACGTAGGTGCTCAAGGAATACTCCAGTCTGGTGCATAGGATGATAAGGCATCTTGGAATAAGTCTTACCAAGTTTCCTATCTCTTAGGTAACAGTTCTGATTGATGCAGTTAGCATACAAGTCACCATTATAACTTACTCTATCTGTGTAGTATCCACAACTAGCAGACTCACCATCAGTCAGTATGCAAAGTGAAAGTTTCTCTACCTTCTTAAGCATCGCTGGTATCACTGATTGTATAGCAACGATTGCTTCATTCAATGGGGTACCAGATAGACTCATACCAGGAGCACAAGAGAACCTAGTGCCAAAGTAATATCCCCTTGTATGAATACAATGAGTATTGAAGAAGAGGTACTTAAATGAATCCTCTAGATCTATCTTCTTAGCATCAGAAGAAATCAGATGCACTAGAGAGAAATCATTCTTGAGTGCAAACTCTCCTACTACAGGTGGAACAAGATCAACTGTAGGATCTCTTCCATCCAATCTCAATGCCATCTGGTAACTGTCATTAGTGAAAGCATATACATCAAACGGTATAGCAACTTTCTGACAGAACCAAGACAGTTGTAGTACCTGCTGGACTGTATCCATTATGCACTCTGCCATTGATCCAGACCAGTCTAGTAGAAAGATCATTCCGTGGTTCTTACCATTAGGTATGGTAGTTACTTTCTTGAAAAGATCTTCGTTAAACTTATACGTGGATAATTTCCTTGTGTCCAGTACTCCAGTCCTACTAGTAGTAGCACGAGCGTAGGCACTAGCAGACTTTCTGCATTCAAATTCCTTAACAAGATAGTTAACCTCCTTTTGTGAATCCTTTTTGAATTTAGTATACTCTGCTTCTACAGTAGCATACTGTTCATCATATGAAGGTGCATTTGCTTCATAATCGTTGTAAAAGGAATCAGTTTCTCTTGGTTTCCTTGACTCTACCTCGAAATGATTCCTGTTATTTTTTAATACAGAGGAGAAACTTGTGACACAATCTTCTTTGCTAAACTTAGGAAGTTCAACATAAACTGACTCACGATAGTCTCTATGATCAACAAGTTCCTTTGTTTTCTCATTGAAAGACTTATCTGTTTCTGCCTCCATATCGTGATCACGATCACCAGCAGCAGAGCCGCCAATGGAGTCGGGGGTGTCCTGCTCCTCTTCTGCCTCTTGGTCATCGGAGGAGTCAGAATCTGAGTCTAACTCACTTTTGTTATCTGTGTCGGATTGTGACGAACCATAACTAGGAGTATCAAGATCAGGATCTTGCTCACCTTCTTTAGGTGATGGTACCTGCTCCTTCTCCTTCTCCATTTTCATATATGTGTAGATCTCTTCTGCTAACTGACACGCTGCTTCGAAGGACTCTGCTAATCCTACTCTCTCACAAAGACTCTCTTCCTCTGAGTTCTTGAAAGGTATAGGAGTGAAGGCACCAACCTTATAGTATAAGTTAATTCTATCGATCAAACCTAACTCCTCTAGTTCCTTATCCTTAGTTTCAAAGAAGTCTAGGTGATCTAATTCTTGGTACCCATTATAAAATGTCTTAGGAAGTCCAGCATACTTACGCTTGATGTGCTTCTCGATTCTTGCGTCTTCGGTAACGTTAACAAATGACTGAGGGCACTTGCAATCTGGCCATACATTTGGAGTGAATAATGCGTGTCCAACTTCGTGTGCAACTAGTAGATCATATACGTTCTCGCTTGCCTTGTCCCAGATAGGGAGTGTTAAAATTCTTTTGTCAACATTGAATGCTGCTGTCTGGCACTGCTTGTGCTCAATGATTAGATCCTCAGTAGCAAGTAATTTCGCTAGTTGACCTTTGACTCCTGTGTTTACTGTCATTTGTTTTCTTGTGTATACACATACTATAAGACCTCCGAGGTCGTTCGGAGGTCTTTAGTAGACTCTTTATCAACTGTCTACGTCTTGCTCTCGCTTGACGTAATGCCTGAGGTTTGAGCTTTCTTTTGGGCTCTTTCCCAGAATTGTGAATCCAGTTCGGGGTCGTCATTGTACTTCTCATTCATTTCCTGTATTAAGGCATTGTACCATTCAGAGTTATCTTCAATCTGGTTTAAAGATTGTTTTTCCATCGGCACCTCTCCTAATGCGTCCTTTTTTACCCTTATGATATCCAACTACACCGTGCTCATTACGTTTAGGAGGAGTCTGTGACTGCTTCTGTTTTGCTTTGAAATCCTTATATGTTTGACTGTGACGAGTGGTACCAGTCTTTTTAGGACCGTGTTGCATCTTGTCCTTATCAAACTTCAGGTCTTTCTCTCGCTCATCTCGCTTCTTACGGTGGTGCTCAGTGTCCCAACCGTCACCATATTTCTCCCACAACCAAGGCTTATACTTAGCATAGTCGTCAAAGATTTCTGGTAGCCAGCTACGTTTCATCGGATTTAAGAAGGTTCCCTCCTATTTATGGTTGGATCATACCTGGAAATCTATCACGTCTGTCTTCGTCTGTCAAGGACATCAAAAAAGAAACTGTCCACCGTTCCTTATCGGAGTGGTTGTACATCACCTCGTGGTCTAAGAAACCTGGCCATATCATAAGGTCAGTTTCTGTGGGGATATGCATATGAGTGAAGTTGTGGTAGGGTCTCATCCTATGCATTGCTTCTACTACTGGTGATGGGTTGTAAAACTGGATAGAACCTGAGTCCTCCTCTGGTACCTGTAAGTAATAGGTACCTGCAAAGTCTGAGTCAGCGTGGTTGTGTCTAGTCTGGTATGCACCTGTAGGATTAATGTTAACCCACATCCTAGTGATCTTTAACTTATCATCATACTCCCTCATAGCACCCAGTATATAATCTGTAAAGTATGGATACTCCTTATGTAAATTCTCCTGGGATCCTATGGTACTATATCCTTTACCATAAAATATATTATCAAAGACACAAAACTCGTGTCTGCGAGAGAGTAAGTTCTCCTTCAGTTGCTTGTGATCCTTAAAGGTTTTACAATCTCTGTAATAAGGGGTGTCAAACATCTTCTATAATCTTAGAGAATCCATTTACTTTAGCGAACCTGAGTGTACGATTAAACTTATCTGTTAACGATTCACTCTTATGAGATATAACAAATATGTTATTAGTTGAATCGAGATTCTTAAGTATCTTAAACAGTTCCTCAGTTGACTGAGCATCCAATGAAGAATCAAATACCTCATCCAATATAAGGAGATTAGTGGTAATAGAATTCTTTAACTTAGCAACGTGCCTCCAAGTAAAGAGTAGTGCTAGGTCAATCTTCTGCTTCTCACCTTCAGAGAAGGATGAGTAGGAGAACTTATCACGGTACCTAGATTTTATAACCTCTTGGAACTCCTCGTCAAGAGTAAAATTAATATATGTATCCATATTAGACAGGTGTCTATTGATAGACTGGTTAATAATAGGGATATATTTTGAAATAATTTTTGCCTTGATACCACCATCCTTTAATAGGGTACCAGCTAGTTTATAATCTGCGGCTAGTTTATTAACATCAGCACAAGCAGATTCTTTTTCTTCATACTCCTTCCTTAATTTATCTAGTTCCTCCTGTACACCAGTGATGTCAGGTTGATTACTTAAGTCTTTTATTGTAGAAAGTATATCTGTATTAGTCTTCATCAATCTCTTCTCTTCTTGTATAAGAGACTGTACCTCAAACCTATACTCCATAACTGACTCGTGATTATCTTTCATAAGAGCCATAGAAGCACGTATCTTTACTAGTTCTTCCTTCAGTTGTTCCGTGGCATCCAATACTTCATCCTTTTTTCTACCCAAGATACCAATCTTCATAGTTCTAAACGTTTCTTCAATGTCCTGAGTACACATAGGACAAGAAGAATTCTCTTGGAAGAACTCAAAATCTTTAGTAGTCCTCTCAAGTTTACCTTGTAATCTAGAACGTAAGTCCTTTACGTTACCGTACTGTTGTTCTAGAGTTTCAAATTCCTTTTCAGAATCATCAAGTTTTATTATCTGCTGTTCTATTTTATCCTTCTTCCTCTTTACATCTAACATTCGTTCTTCATTAAGATCGAACTGACCTTTCTGTAATTCAATTCTCTTATCATTTACAGCAGTTAAACTATTCAAAGTCTTACACTGTGAGATTATTCTCTCATCAGCAATCTGCAATTCATACTTACA